ACATTATGTTGCCGCACTTAAAAATAATACCTAGGAGTTATTAAAATGCAAACAACTAACTACAATACACTTATTGAAAAGTGGGCGCCAGTTCTGAATGAAGAATCTGCTGGCGCAATTCAAGACAAGCACCGCAAGTCGGTAACTGCTGTTGTTCTTGAGAACCAAGAAAAAGCTCTCATGGAGCAGCGCACACAATACCAAGGTTTTGGTGGACTGACTGAAGCAGCTCCAGCAAACAACACTGGTAACGTACAAAATTGGGACCCAGTTCTGATTTCGTTGGTTCGTCGTGCTATGCCTAACATGATGGCATATGACGTATGTGGCGTTCAGCCAATGACTGGTCCAACTGGACTGATCTTTGCAATGAAATCTACATACAAAACCACTCGCGCTGGTGCAACTAGCGGCAATGAAGCACTGCATAACGAAGCTGTCACTGGCTTCTCAGGCGATTCCGCTGTAACTAACATTACAGATGGTTCTGGTCTTGCTGGTGTTACTGATACTAACGCTGACTCAACTATTGACGATCAGCGTAATAGTGCAGCTCCTGCAGGCGGCATGACTAAAGCTGAAGGCGAAGCACTGGGCACATCTGGCGCAAGCGCATGGGCAGAAATGGGTTTCACCATTGATCGTGCAGACGTATCAGCCAAAACACGCGCATTGAAAGCAGAATATTCGCTTGAACTCGCACAAGACTTGAAAGCTATCCACGGTCTGGACGCTGAAAGTGAACTGGCTAACATTCTTTCGACTGAAATCCTCGCAGAAATCAATCGTGAAGTTATCCGCACAATCAACAGCCAAGCTAAAACTGGCGCAAGTCAAGCTAACACCCTTCTTAACGGTGTGTTTGATCTGCAAACAGATGCAGACGGTCGTTGGAGTGTTGAAAAGTTCAAAGGTCTGATGGTACAAATCGAGCGTGAAGCAAATGCAATCGCAAAAGATACTCGCCGCGGTCGTGGTAACTTTATCATCACTTCTTCGGACGTTGCCTCTTGCTTGGCTGCAACCGGAATGCTAGACTATGCCCCAGCAATCTCTGCCAACTTGAACGTAGATGATACAGGAAACACTTTTGCCGGTGTTCTTAACGGTCGTACAAAAGTATATGTTGATCCATATGCAACTGTTGACTATATCACATGTGGCTATAAAGGCACCAACGCATATGACGCTGGTATCTTCTATTGCCCATACGTACCTCTCACAATGGTTCGCGCTGTTGCTGAGGATAGCTTTCAACCAAAAATCGGCTTTAAGACCCGCTACGGCATGGTTTCGAATCCTTTTGTTGGTCCAACAGCTTCTGATGGTCTTGCAACTGCTAGAACCAATCAGTATTACAGAATCTTCAGAGTTGACAACATTCTGGGTGCATAAGCACAAAAAAAGAGCGCCACAGAGAGGGCGCTCTTTATTACTACTCAAAGACAGTGTTTCGGCACTGTCTTTTTTTTAATCTAACCAACAGTTCCATTGTTCATTCATATAAAATGCTTCTAATGTATTATCTTTACCGAATGGTGAGATAATTTTACATACTGGAGGATTAGCATCATCTTCCCGCACATCATATCGCATACTCATAGAACCTTCTACAATTTGACAATCTTGGTGTGATGGTTTAACCATTGATCCTGTAAATCTAACTGTTACGACTTGCATTATACTATCCCCTTTCCGATTTTGATGATAGACACCTTTTTATTACCATAAAACATTTTCGCATGTTTTATAGCCTCTTTACGATCTTTCACCGTTACCCTTCTACTTATAGGACCACCATTAGATATAACTGGACCAGTAAGTGCTATTACATATGTTGATAGATCATTCATATCAAAAATTCCCACATAGTTGATTGTTTATAATTTCCCAAATGTCACCATCATTTTCCAGATCACACTGCAAATCTTCTAATTCGGCATCTGATAGGATTTCTCCATCTTCATATTCTGCAAACGAAATGTATGCATCACAAAAATCTGGATAATCATTCATATCAATACATTCCATTTCCACACTTCCCATATTTACGTTTTTCATTCCATTCTCCTTTACATTATCATTTCTATAATTGCTATTATAACAATTAGGTTTATTGCATTACTCAAAAGATTCGTCAACATGATTCTTACCAACCCCTACTTTCAATCCAAAGTTCTTCTTCCCAGATAGATTGAAGAAGTATATCATCAATCTTTTCATCATGAGCCTCTTGCTCAAATTGCTCTACTTGCATACGCTTGAGTTCAATCATGGAGTTCAGGCTATTGATCGCCATACGCTTTTCATCACTTGCACCCTCAACCAAATTAATGATTGCATTCTCAAGTGTCTGAATGTCTTGTAATACTTCATTCATGATTTTCACCCCTTTAAGATTCGTTATACGATATAGTTAACCTTTTCTATAACAGATGTCAATACCAAAAGTTATAAATAGTATTGCGAAATACATAATTTTTTATTGGTTTATATTATATTAAAAGTATATTAGAAGAAAGATAAAGTTATGATTGATCCACTTACGGCTATAGCCGCTGCATCTGCTGCATATAAAGGACTGACCAAAATTGTGCAAGCGGGGCAAGAATTGGAAAATTGCACAGAATCTTTGGGAAAATGGTTTGGCGCACTTAATGATATAAACAGGGCAGAACAGCAGAGAAAAAATCCACCTCTCCATGCGAAATTGATGGCATCTGGCTCAATAGAAGAGGAAGCATTTGCCATATTGACCCATAAGAAAAAAATGGCAGAGCAGCAGAAAGAAATCATGTTTATGTTGAATATGAGATTTGGACCTAATACCTGGGATGAAATGATGGAATTAAGACGCGCTATCAAAAAAGAACGTGAAGATACGATATATGCAGCGGAAGAATTTAAACATGCAATGATAAATGGTGCAATAATGGTGGCACTATCTATTGGCATCTTGAGTGCTATTTTTGGTGGGGTATGGGTTATAGGATCATTAGAAGGTTGGTGGTGAGATTCTATGTTTGGTAAAGGTAAGGCGATAAAAAACAAAGCAGAGTTAATTTCAAAAAAAGTAATGTTTGTTATCATAGACGCGATAAAAAACTGCAAGGCGAAAGGTGCAAAATTTGATGTGTATCAAGTAGAACCTTCGCAACGAAAAAATTCTAAGTCGGCACCAAGTTGGGTGTTTGCATTAGTTTATGAACTTGAGAGTGGTTTTAAATATAAAGAAATGTTGGAAGCAGAATTATTAATCTCTACAAGAAAATTTCAATCACAAAATAAGATTCCAGATAATATCACAGATTTGACTGCATCAGTCTTAGGTGATAAGGGAATACGAATTTCATACGAGGTACTAGATTAATGATACAAGTTTTTGCACTCATGCTTTTCATCGGAATTGGTGAAAATAGAATAGAAGTTGAAGAAAAATTATATTTTTATTCAATAGAATATTGTAACTCAACTGCTGAAGCGTTATCTAAAAGATGGGGTCATTGGTCACCAAAAGATCAAGCAACAGCGTATTGTATACCTGTAAGTGTTCCAGAAGGGACACCTGTAATAAAAACACATGTTGAACCATCATACTATCCTAGACCACCATCACCACCCAGTGGTATGTTGGCATCTAACGATTAGCGAGGGGATTATCTAGTGCCTTTGTTAATTTAGCATTGAGTCTTTGCTCAAGAGAACTTAATTCACGTTTGACATAGCCTTCTAAACCAGATATTTTATCATTAAAACGATTGTTGGCATCGTCAATCATTGCACGAACATCACTCTTGAGTCTGTCTTGTTCAGTTTCACCTTCGTCCATTAATTCTCGCACATCATCATTAAGTTTATCTGAAATAAGCCTCATTTCATCTTCGGCTTTGGTAACTTCAATTTCAATACGATCAAGATGTTTTTCCATACGAACCATTTCATCTTTCAGATCGTGCTTTGCATCTCTGAGATAATCTGTATTTTCGGTAATTCGGTCACGAACACCCGCAAACTCTCCTTTAAATAATTCTAATTCTTCTGATACAAAATCCATGTGTCGTTCAACAGTAATTTGATGTTCTTGCTGCATTGCAATTTGTTTATCAAATCCTGATAAATCTGGTGCGACATAACTTTGGATTTGTTCTTTCATATCTTGGTAATCTTTGTAGAATTCAAATCCACCCCAAAGACCACCACCTATTGTACCTAATAATGGTACAATTAAGAGTAGTTTTGAGCCACTTGCCTTGACTCCACCATATTCTATCTCTGCCATTTGTTCATTCCTTAAAATTGAAATTCTTTTCCAAACACAATTCCTAATTTTTTACCCTCAAAACCGGGGCCAATAAAATAGTCATTATATTTTAATCTAAGAAATG